GTTTAGGTTTTCAAAGTCCAAATGTTAATTTAGAAAAACCTGTTTATAAAAATTTTATTAAAAAAATAAAAAAACATTTATTAGATTATTTACAAAACTATAATATTAGACCACCTTGGCAATGTAACGTTACCAATATTTGGCATAATAAAAATTATAAATATAGTTCAAATATAGCTCATGTTCATTGTGGTGCAGAGTTTTCAGGTTCGTATTATATAAAAGTTCCAGAAAATTCAGGGAGAATAGTTTTTAAAAATCCAAATAAACATATATCTATGTCTACTTTTTATGATTCAATGATATTAAGAAACAATGTTTATAATTCGGACAGCCATGCGATTTCTCCTGCAGAAAAAACACTACTAATATTTCCAAGTTATATTGAACATTATGTAGAAGTAAATCAATCTCAAGATCCAAGATATTCTATTGCTTTTAATCTAAAGGTATTTAATGACTAATTTTATTGATACTTACGAAATAGATGAAGATATTTGTTTTAAATTAATAAAATATCATCACGAGAATAATGAATATAAACATCCAGGAATGACAACTAACAATAATGGTTTAAGTCAAGTTAATAAAGATGTTAAAGATTCAATTGATGTAGAATTTTATAATCAATCTAATGATGAAACCATTAAAGATTTTTTTGATATCTTAACTCAAGCTGTTTTACAGTATATGGAAAAATATTATATTTCTGCAAAACTAAGAACTTCAATAACTAATTTAATTCAATATTATCCTCCTGGTGGAGGTTTTAAAACTTGGCATTGTGAAAGATCATCTACAAGATATGCTAAAAGACAGTTAGCATATATGGCTTATTTAAATGATGTTCCTAATGGAGGAACAGAATGGCTTCATCAAAATTTTAAACTAGAAGCAAAAGCTGGTACTTTGATTATTTGGCCATCTGATTTTACTCATACCCATCGAGGTATAGTTTCTAAAGATAATGGTAAATATATTGTAACTGGTTGGTTTGAAATTGAATAAATTTATACAAGATAATTTAAAAGATATAACCTACGCATCTCAACAACAAAAAGAAGAAGAAAGATGGGATGTAGAAGGGATTTTACATAAAAGATTAAACCAAAAACTTAAATTTGATTTGAGTCCTATTATGCATAATAATATGGGACAGCAATATAAGAGAGGTAATATCTTTAGTAAATCAGATAAAATGGTTATTGAAAGTCTAAAGCAATGGATTATTGTTGATACTCAAGAACTTCACGAGTATATTAAAAAACATAAAAAAACAGATATTAAATTAGAGGATATATTAAAAGATTTTGATTGGAATATAGTAATCAATAAATAACAAAAATGATATAGTTTTTTGTTATTATTAGTATATAATAATTTATTATGCCATTAACTCAATTGAATTTTTTACCAGGTTTAGATACAGAAAACACCCAAACTGGTGCAGAGGGTAGATGGACAAACTGTGATAAAATAAGATTTCGTAAAGGGCTTCCTCAAAAAATAGGTGGTTGGACTAAATTTAGTCAAGATTATTATGTAGGAGTAGGCCGAGCTTTACATCAATGGTTAGATAATACTGGTATAAGATATGAGGGTTTAGGTACAGATAGAAAAGTTTATGTTTATAGATCAGGTGATAATGCAGATATAACTCCTATTAAGCAAACAAATACTGTTACATCTGTATTTAATACTACTACAGGAAGTGCAAATATAACTGTAAATCAAGCAACTCATAATGCTTCTGAAGGTGACTTTATCACTATATCAAATTGTACACCTACATCTATAGGTGGGATTGCAAATAGTAGTATTGATGCTCAATATGAAATAGTATCAATAACTAATGCAGATGCTTATGTAATTACATCTAATAATACTGCTATTTCAAATGTTACTACTACCGGTAATTGCGATATAGAGTATCAATTATCTATCGGGCCTGATAAACAAACTTTTGGTTTTGGTTGGGGTACAGGAACATGGAATTTAAGTACATGGTCTACACCTAGATCAACATCAAATGTAACTTTAGATATGAGACAATGGTCTATGAATAATTGGGGAGAAGATTTAATTATAACTCAAAGAGATGGATCAACTTATCTTTGGAATACTTCAAATGGTTTATCAGATAATCCAGCAACATTAATTGCAAATGCTCCTACTGCTAGCACTCTTTCAGTAGTATCTACAGAAACAAGACATTTAATATGTATGGGTACAGAAACTACTATAGGAGATACAGGAACACAAGATAAAATGTTTATTAGATTTAGTGATCAAGAAAATTTTAATTCTTTTCAACCAAATGTAACTAATTCTGCTGGATCACAAAGAATTGCTGGAGGAAGTGAAATACGTTGTGCAAGACCTGCAAAAGGAACTATATTAATATGGACAGATACTACTATGCACTCGATGTCTTTTATTGGTCCGCCTTTTATATTTGGATTTAGACAACTTGGTAATGACTGTGGTTCAGTAGGTCTCAATGCAGCAATAGTTGTAGATGACGTTGCTTATTGGATGTCTGATGGACAGTTTTTTAGATACGCTGGTGCAGTACAAGAAATTCCTTGTAGTATTTTAAATTATGTTTTTAATGATATTAATAAAACTCAATACGGTCAAGTTTATGCAGGTCAAACTTCAGATTTTTCAGAAATAATTTGGTATTATTGTTCTAGTAATTCTGATCAAATTGATAGATATGTAATTTATAATTATTTAGAAAATAGTTGGTATTTCGGAAATTTAGCTAGAAGCACTTATCAAGATAATGGTGTTGAATTAAATCCTTTAGGTACAGAGTATTTTGCTAATTCAACTGCAAATACATATACTACAATTAATGGATTAACTTCCGGAAGAAGTTTAATTTATAGGCATGAAGATGGAGTAGATGCTGACGGTTCTGCAATAACAGCTTTTATTGAATCAGGTGATGGGGATATAGCTGATGGAGAGAATTTTAGTTTTATTAATAAAGTAATACCTGATTTTAAAAATCAAACTGGAAATGCTAATGTAACTTTATCTACAAGAGATTATCCTAATAGCTCTAAGACTACCGGGGAAACAATTACAGTATCTAATACAACACCATTTTATAATACAAGAACAAGAGGAAGACAATCTTCAGTAAAAATAGAAAGTGACGAATTAGGTAGTAATTGGCGATTTGGTACATTAAGAATCAATATTAGACCTGATGGAAAAAGATAAATATAAGATTAGACAAGCTCGTATTGATGATGCTGTACGTATTCGAGAGCTTTTAAAGACTTGGCTTCCAGAATCACCATATAATTTTGGTAACGTAAATAATAAGAAATTACTTGATCATATTATATTTTACATTAGAAATAGTTTTGTTATAGTAGTAGAATATGAAAATGTTATTGTAGGAACTATGGCTGCCGCTGTAGATGAAACATGGTATAGCGACAAAAGATTTCTTAGAAGTCTATGGTTACATGTTAATCCTAAATATCGTAATTTTCATATCTTTAGAGCTATAATGATAGTTTTTAAAGAATACGCACAAAGTAAAAAATTAACTGCTTTATGCGAAATAACTCAAGGTAAAGACGTTGAAAGAAAACATAACGCCTTTATTAAATTAGGATATAAAAATATCGGAGGAACATATATAATCAATGGGTAGTCTTTTTAAACCATCAACAACAGTAGTTCAAGCGCCAAGTCAACAAACAGTTACTTCGCAAATACCAGAATACTTTAAAGAAATTCAAGAACGTACATTAAGACAAGCAGAGAATGTATTTACTCAACCCTATCAAGGATACACTGGTCAACGTATAGCTCAACTAAGTCCACAAGAGCAACAAGTTTCTGATGTATTTACTAATCAAATTTTACCACAAGCAGGTCAGTTAGCACAAATCGGACAACAAACTTATGATACTGCTACTATGCAACAGTATATGAATCCATATCAAAATGCAGTTATACAATCTACTTTATCTGATTTAGGAGAAGCATACGGTCAGCAACAAAGAGGAATGGCTGCGCAAGCAATTGGAGCAGGAGCTTTTGGTGGAGAAAGAGAAGGTATTGAAAGAGTTTTAGGTAGAGAAAGATATTTCGATCAAGTTGCTGATACATCAGCTAGATTAAGACAAGCTGGTTTTGAATCAGGCGCACAAAGATTTGCTGCTGATCGTGCTGCACAGTTAGGTGCTGCTCAAGCACAATTATCAGGACTTGCTGGTGCTGCAGCTGGTTTAGGTCAAGCTGGAAGTTTATCAAGAGGAATAGAACAAGCTGGATTAACTGAAGCTTATAGAGATTTCATTGAAGAAAGAGAATATCCTGCTGGTCAAGTAAGACAAATGATTGGTGCTTTAGCAGGTGCACCTATTAGAACTTATGGAGAAGAAAGATCAGCAATAGTAGGAACACCAGTAGGTGCTCCTAGTCCATTTGCACAAATAGCTGGAGCAGGTCAGGCTCTTGGAGGATTCTTTGGGTAATGGCTATTAAATTTGCACAAACAGAAGATGGTCCTGTAAAAATACAATTGTCAGAAGATACATATAGTAAATTATCTGACAAAGATAAACTAGATTTAGAATTAGCAGAAGAAAAAGGTTTGATTACTTCTTTACAATCTCAAATGGGAGGAACAAAAGGAACTGTTCCAAAAAAAATGGAAGTAGAAGTAACTGGTAAGGCTTTAGAAGAAGAAAATAAAAAAGTTGATACTGGTGAAAAAAAAGAAAGTGGATTTAAAACTTTTGTAAATAGTGTAGGAGAAGCTTTTACAAACATTGCTGAAGGTGCTGAAAAGAAATTAGAAACTGTCTATGATGATCGTGAAAAGAGAATGATGTTTCTTTCTGGATTAAATACTTTAATTGATGCTTCTTCATTTACTCCTATAACTCAAGCTAAGTCACCAGTAGGTACTATAGCCGGGGGTCAGAAGAAAGGATTTTTAGAATCAGAAGCAATTGGCTCTAAGAGAAAAAAATCAGAGATAGATTTAATTAAAGCACAAGCACAATTAGTTAAAGCCACAAAAGGTGAACCACCTAGATTTAGAGGAACTAAAGATGAAGCAATACTTAAAAATTATACACCTTATATAGATAAGTATAGAAGTGATAGAAATAAATTTGATGCTTTAGACACAAGATATTTAGAAGCATTTAAATTAATATCAGAAGGTAAAGATATTCC